AGTCCGTGCTGTTTGACGAAGTGTTGGCCCCGCTTGAGGATGACCTTATCAAGATGGGTCACATGGGCGACATCGACGTCAACTGCATCATCGACGAGAAGGGTAAAGCGTGGCCGCTTGAATTCACGATGCGCCCTGGTTGGCCGGCGTTCAACATCATGCTCGCCACCCACAAGGGCGATCCGGTTGAGTGGATGCTGGACGCTTGCAACGGTGAGGACACGCTCGATGTCAGCACCGCGATTGCTTGCGGCATCGTGGTCGCACAGCCTGACTACCCGCACAGCAACTCAACGCTCAAGGAAGTGACCGACATCCCGATCTACGGCGTCACGCCCAAGAATCGGCGCTACATCGCGCCTCAGTCGGTCAAGATGGCCGTGTTGCCCCAGATGGAGGGCGACAACATCGTTGAGAAGCCCATGTGGGCGACGGCTGGCGACTACCTTGCCGTGGTGACGGGTACGGGCAAGTCGGTCAAACAGGCCGCTGAGCGCGCCTACAGCGTCGTCAAGGAGCTGCACGTTCCCGACATGATGTATCGCGACGATTGCCACGAAAAGATGGAAAAAGACATTCCCGAGCTGCACAAGCACGGGTACGCCACCGAATTTACCTACGAGTAACCTATGGCCACCGGATACCTCATTCCCGTCGCTAACACCTTGCAGGTCTTTACCGACCAAGGCGTCATCGGCAGCGGCTACAAGATCTACACCTACACGGCAGGTACGACCACGCCCGTCGTGACGTACACATCCAGCACGCTGACGGTCGCCAACAGCAACCCTGTGGTGCTGCAAAGCAACGGTCGGTTGCCAACGCCCATGTGGGTGCCTTCAGGCACGTTGGTCAAGATCGTCCTGACCGACAGCACCGGCACGGTCATCTCGGGCGGCACGTTTGACAACCTGTCGGCCATCAATGACCCATCGGCCATCACGATCCCGGCGTCCTCGGTCACGGGACTGGCCGCATCGGCGACTACCGACACGACCAATGCGTCCAACATCACGGCGGGTACGTTGCCAGCCGCCCGTATCAGCGCATTGAACGGCGTCCAGTTTGGCGGCTATGCAGCCACCACGCCGGTCGCTGTGACGTTCAGCGCTACAGCCATGACCCTCGATGCGTCGCTGTCCAACGTGTTCACCACGACGCTGACGGCCTCGATCACTGTGGCCCCGACGATCACGAACCCCAAGGACGGCCAGACGATCAACTGGTTTCTGACCCAAGACAGCACCGGCAGCCGTCTGATTACGGGCTACTGGCCGAGCGGCTTTAAGTGGCCGGCAGGTTCGGCAGGCGTCTTGTCCACGGCTGCGAACGCAGTGGATCTACTTGTAGCAACGTACCGATCAAGCACCGGCTTCTGGTACGCCAGCTTGGTCAAGAACTTCTCATGACGTTCGCAGCTGCCACATTGGTCCTCGCCGGTTCCGCTGGTGGTGGCGGTGGCGGCAGCATTTCGTCGGTCACGACCGGCGTCGGCTCGTCCACGGGACGCCTGGGCGACTATCAATGGTGGGGTTGGCTACAGACCCCGGCGTTTTCGTCCATTTGGGGTCCTGACAGCGCCATCGGGAGCAGCTCTCCGACTGTTCCGTCATGGCGCGGCTCGACCATCGTGGGCATCTACGCAGGGGACGCAGCGACGGGTACGGCCAGCGCATCCAACTACACGGTCGTACTGACCGGCGTTTGCGCGTCGGGTACGGTCAACACGCTGACCATTGACTCAACCGCCATCGGGGCCAACAGCCTCGCGGTGATTACCGGTTATCAGCCTTATTACACGCTGTTCCGATTTAACCTGACCACGCCGGGAACCAATCTGTTTGGCACCTCGGGCACGCACACGGTGACGCTCACATGACCACCCTCATTTGCGTCCTGGTCATCATCCTGATCGCCCTGTCGTCATTTTTTCCGCCTCGGCCAAAGCATTAAGGAGCTGCCATGTTGTTTGTTACCCTTGCCTCATTTGTGGTCGGCATCGCTGCCGGTTGGTTGGCCTTCCGTCGTTACGGCGCGAAGGTTGAGAAGGTCAAAAGCGAGCTTGGGAGTTGACATGGTGGATCAAGGCAGAACCGCTGACGGCGCGGCTGTTGTGACCTGGGCGGCCTATTTCATCAGCCACATCAAGGGCGCGAACGACTTTCTGCAGTTCATCGCGCTGATCGTGGCTATCGCCTCCGGTATCTATGCGTGTCGCTATCATGCCAAGCGCATACGCCAAATCGACACTAATGTCGATTGAGAGCGATATCGCTCTGCCTCGGATCAAGGATGCCGAGGGTTATCGGATGTACCCCTATCGCGACACGCTAGGGGTCAACACCATTGGCTACGGCTGCGCGCTCGATGTTGGCTGGCCTGAGCCTTTCGCAGCAGCCGTGGTCAAGCTTCAAGTTGAGAACGCGGCCATGGAATGCCAGTCGCTGCCCTTCTGGGCGGACCTTGACCCGATCCGTCGCAGTGTTGTCATCGAAATGGTGTTCAATCTCGGGATGACAAAATTTCAGCAATTTCGCAAACTTATTGCGGCGTTGCAGAAAAAAGATTACGTTGCGGCTGCGCGGGAAATGATCTCCTCAAAGTGGGCGCAACAGGTCAGAGGACGGGCGATTCGACTGGCTCACATTGTCGAAACAGGAGTAGACGCACCATGTTGAACTGGAAAGCGGGCCTGACGTATGCCATTGCACGGGCGCAAGAGCCGAGCAGCTGGCGCGGTGTCATCCTGATCGGGACAGCGCTCGGGGCGCATTTCAACCCGTCCCAGACTGAGGCGATTATCACGGCGGGACTCATGGCCGCCGGCCTCGTGGGTGCCGTCACGAAGGACAGCAAGTGATACCGCACACGGTCCCATTGATGGGCCATGTGATACAGGTATTCATCATCCCGAAAGACCAGTGGCCGCACGGTGAGGAGACCGCTGGCATCTGGCTGCCGCTCGAGCACCAGATTCACATCTACGACGGGTTGGACGATTCCAACAAGATCCACACGTTTTTCCACGAGCTGCTGCACGCGTGCTTGGATTGCATGAATCACAAGCTGAGCCGCAACGAAGTGTTCGTGGACCAGTTGGCGGGGCTGCTGCACCAGGCATTGGTCGGTGCCACCTACGCCAAACCAAAGCGCGCCCGTAAACGCGCATCCACCAAAAAATGAGATGCGCCGTCATCTAGTGATTCCCGATACGCAGGTCCGACCGGGGTCGGATCTCTCGCATATCGACTGGGCCGCTCAGGCTATCGTGGACTACAAGCCCGACGTCATCATCGTCATTGGCGATTGGTGGGATTTGCCGTCGCTGTCCACCCACGACGCACCCGGGTCCAAAGAGGCCGAAGGGCGACGCGTCCTGCCCGACATCGAGGTCGGCAACGAAGCTTTTGAACGGCTCGTGAGACCAATGGAAGACGAGCGGATGCGGCTGGCCAAAGGGCGGCGCAAACTGTGGAACCCGGAATGCCATTTTCTATTCGGGAATCACGAACACAGGCTCACTCGGGCTATTTTTCGCGACCCCAAGTGGGAAGGCGTCATCACTCTTGATAGCCTCAAGACCCCGTGGTTCAAGCGCCACGAGTTCCTCAAGATCGTCGAGATCGACGGCATTAAGTACAGCCACTATTTCCCAAATCCGTACAGCGGACGGCCCATCGGCGGCACCGTCGTGTCGCGTCTGAACAACATCGGGTCATCGTTTACCCAAGGGCATCAGCAGGGCTTCCTGTACGCGTCAAAACAATACCCAGATCATGTTAAACACGGCCTTGTTTGCGGCCGGTTTTATATAGAAAATGAATCTTACCGAGCGGCCGATGTGCAGCACAGCGAATGGAACGGGATCGTTGTCAAAAACGATGTTCGCAACGGGACTTACGACCTGATGCCCCTCTCCATCAACTATCTGCGAGAAAAATATGGCCGACGATGCAATCAAGGAATTCAGCGATCAGGTATCGGTACTGGCGAACTTGCACGCCTATCGTCAACGACCCCTGCCTAGAATCGGCAAATTTGACACGGATGATCGGTTGACGAACGTGCAGCGTCAGCTGGATGACATACACAACCAGATCGGGGTGGTCTCATGCGCGCTAAACGAATTGTGGAAAGTCATCGAGCCGTCGAAACGGGTGACGCGGTAAACGAGCCGTCGCACTACCGCCAGGGCGGCATCGAGTGCATCGAGGCCATTGAGGCGCAGCTGACGCCTGAGGAGTTCCGCGGCTACCTCAAAGGCAACGTGGCCAAGTACATCTGGCGCGAACGTCACAAGGGTGGCCACCAGTCGATCCTGAAGGCGCAGTGGTACTTGGACCGCCTGAGCGAAATGCCCGAATGATTTGGTTTACGCTGCTGAAGCGTTTCTGGTTCCTTATTCCGGTATTTGGGATCGGCATTTATGTGGTCATTTTGCACCACGAACGCGACGCGGCACGGGCGCAAGTGCTTCAGCTGCAAGACAATCTGGCGGCGATAAGATCGGCAAATAGATCGGCAATGGAAAGGGCAGAACATGACAAGGCAAACGCTGATGCGGCATATAGATCGAGCAGCGATGCTGCTGTGTTGCTTGGCCGCGCTCTTGCTGACGGGGTGCGCCGCTACGAGGG